AACTGATACAAATAAAGAACAACAAAGTTATTTAAATTCTGTAGGGCAAGTTATTGCTATGGGACCAGAATGTTATGGCGATAGAAAAGCACCATGGTGCAAAATTGGTGATTGGGTTGTATTTGGAAGATACGCAGGAGCCAAAATTTCTGTACAAAAAGTTAAAATGGTGTTAATAAATGATGATGAGGTTATTGCTACATTAGAAAACCCTGAAGTAATATCTCATCAATTATAATATACGTTAGTTTTTACTAACGACAACATAGGAGTTACTATGATAGAAGAAAATAACAATGAGAAAGAGTTAGAAGTTAAGCTTGATGAAAATCCATCTGAAAAAGAAATAGAGGTTCCACAAAACCCTATTGATGCTTTAGTTGAAAAAGCTGAAACTGAAGAAAAAGAGAAAGATAATGATAA